GCCGGATGCTGCTCTCCGAGGACATGCAGCACGGGTTCACCTGGCGTGGCGTGACGGTCCACAACCCCTTCGCCACCACCAAGCTGTGACGGTGGCGAGGGGATGCTGGATCAGGTGCCCGGATTGAACCAGGCGCCGCGCCAGTCGATGGCGCCGACGCCGAAGTCGAAGATCACGCTGACCTCGACCCCATCCACGCCCTGGACATTGCCGGTGGTGACCTGCGGGCCCTCGGCGCCGTTGAGATAGCCGTAGACATAGACCGGCGCCGCGAAGGGATCGGAGAACAGGTACCAGCGGTTGGCGGGGATCAGCGGCTCCACGAGCGGCTGCACGAAGCCGGCGTAGACATTGGCGTTGCTGGTCTGCGTCGCCTGCACGGAGACCGTCAGCTGCCGCGCCGCGAGCTCCTGGTTCGGCCCGACCAGCAGGCGCATCTGCGACCCCACGGCGATGGGCAGGCCATCGAGCGTCCGCTGGCGCATCACCGCGGCACGGCCGAGCGCCAGGTTCGGCAGGTCCAGCAGCGTGCCGGCACCCGCCTTGTTGGCGCGGGCCGCAGCGGTGCCGAAGACTGCGGCATTGCCGGTGATGAGCGTGGGGCCATCGCCGTTGGCGCTGTTCACCAGGGCATAGGCCGTGGCGTTCTCGAAGTCCGCCACGCGCCGGCCGATCATCGAGGCGAAGTCGGTGAAGGCGCCGAGGTCGTCATATGCGCCGCGCGAAGGTCTGCAGGAACACCAGCTCCTGGCTCTCGGACATGGTGCCGGCCTGGATCTCGCCGTTCTCCGACAGCGCCACGAGGTTGGGGAAGTCGCCGACGCGCAGGTGGCGGTGCGGCTTGAAGTCCCGGAAGTCGCGACGGAGGAACAGCGTGCGGTAGGTCGGCTGTGCCGGCGCATAGGCGGCCAGCAGCATCTTGTTGGCGGCGGCGGAGAGCAGCGCCGGAAAGTCGGAGGTGGTGTGGAAGGCGCGCTCGGCCAGCAGGGTGGGGTTGCGTGGCGGGTTGGGATCGCCCTTGGCGCGGAGCAGATGGCCGATCATGTCGGAGGGGCGCCAGCCCATGAATTCGACGTGGCGGCCGGTCGCGGGTGGCTGGTAGCCCGCCATCGAACGCGCCGCGAGCGCCTCGGCCATGGCGTCGAGGAGCTGCGCCGGGTCGTCGTTGCCCGGGCCGGTCTCGGGGCGCGCCGGCAGGGAGGGGCGCGGCGCGTTCTGGGCGAAGGCGTCCCAGAGACGGCCGCGCAGCACCTCGGGCGAGATGCGGTCGCGGATGGCGGCCTCGCGCATGGCGTCGAGCATGTCGGGGGTGACGAGGCCGCGGGCCGCGGCGAGCACCGGCTCATAGGCGGCGATGCGCTCGACGGCGGCGCGGTCCGCCTCGGCGCGGATGGCGTCGAGGTCGGGCGCGGGCGGTGCGGCGCGCGTGGGTTCGGGCGGGGTGGCGGGTGCGGTGGTCACGGGGTTCTCCTGGGGCGGGGTGATGGGCGGCGACGCAGCGGGCGGCGCCGAAGGGGCAGCCGGGGTCTCCGGCGTCGTCTCGGTCATGGGGTGTTCCTCGGTCAGGGCTGGTTCGATGGCGGTGGCGGGAGTGCCCTGCGGCTCCTCGCCACGGATCACGGCCAGGCCGTCCACCGGGACGGGCACGATCGAGATTTCGTAGGGCTCCCAATCCACCGCGTGATGGATGGTCTGGCCGGTGGCGGCGTCGGGCCGCGGCTCATAGCGATGCACGCGATAGCCGACGCTCACGGACTGCAGCGTGCCGTCCGCCACGCGCTGCCAGACCGGCTCCACGTCATCCGCGCCGCTGAATTGCAGCGTGGCATAGCCGCGGCCGGCCTCGAGCCGGGCGGCGATGACGCGGCCCAGCACATCGCGTGTGCCGGCGCGGCGGTGGGTATCCAGCACCGGCGCGCGCCCGGAGCGCAGCGCGTCCATGCGCACCGCCTCGGGCCGCATGTCGAGTTCCTCGATGATGGGGCCGAGCGGTGGCACGAAGTTGCGGGCCCGCGCGCCGGTGCTCCACACCACCTCGACCGTGCGGGCTGCGCGATTGACGGTGGCGGGCGCGGCCAGCGCGCGGCAGGCCACGATCGATTGCCCAGCGTCGGGAAGTCGATCGGGCGCAGCGTCGGGATCCGGCGCGGGGGTGCCCCCGCCCGGTTCGATCGGTTCTGTCATCTCGAAAAATCCTGGGCTCAGGGCGCCGTGAAGCCCTGGAGGTTGGCGATCACCACAGCACCCGCCGTCACCGCCTGGATGTTCAGCGCGGCATTGGCCGTGCTGCGCAGCGGCGTCGGGAAGTCGATGTTGGTCGGCCCCAGGTTCGCCGGCAGCAGTGCGCGCCAGACCGGCGTGGTGCCGTCGCGGATCTGGAACTCGGTGGCCGTGGCGCTGGCGTTCTGCACCTGCATCCCCGTCACGTAGCGGCGGATGCCGACGCCGGGGGCCGCCTGCACCACGGTGTCGCTGCCGGTGGCGATGCCGGCGATCGGCCCCGCATAGGTCCAGTCGGCCTCGGGGATGGCATAGGGCTTGGTGACCAGCGCGCCGATGATCGTCGCCAGCAGATCGACGCCGCGCGCCGTGACGACCCCCACCGGATTGGCGGAATACCCCGTCGCCGCCAGCACCGGCACCGCACCGACCGTGTTGCGCGCCTGGCCGCCGACCACGCTGAGCGGCGGGGCCGCGGCGCTCAACACATTCACCCCGATGCCCTGGCCGGCGACCGCATTGGCGCGACCGGCGGTGATGGCGGTGGTGAGCTCGGCATAGTCGGAGATCGAGACGAATTGCAGCCGCAGGTCGGTGTTGCTGGCCGGCGCCAGATTGCGGCTGATCGTGGCCCAGCCGGTGTTGACGTAGGCGCCGGTGAAGCTGGAGCCGACCAGGTCGAAGCTGTTCGCGTCGATCACGGTGATGGCGAAGGTGCCATTCGCCCCCGGCACGCCGGCGACATTGGCCACGGTGACGGAATCCGAGGTCGCATAGCCATGCGCGGCGCGGGTGATGCGCACCGCGCCGCCGCCGTTGTTGGCCACGGCCGAGATGCCGTGGAAGACCTGCCGGTTCCGCACGCGCACCCGAAAGCGGTAGAGCGCCGCGGGATCGGGCAGCTGCTGCTGGCGGGCGTAGGAATTGGCGCGCAGCCCCGTGCCATCGAGCGCGCGGCCGTGGAAGTAGCATTCGTCGCTGTTCGGCTCGAGCTCCAGCACCGACCAGCCGGCCGGGGCGGTGGTCGGGATGGTGACGCCCGAGGCGGTGCCAAGGCGCGGGGCGCCGTCGCTGCCGACCTCGTAATTGGCCAGCGTGGCGCTGATGCCGTCCAGCCGCCAGGCGACGATGTTGCGCTCGTCGGGCTGGCTGGTCTCCGGCGTGACGCTGACCAGCTCCAGCCAGGCGGTCTGGCCGGCGATGCGCTGGCTGAGGTTCAGTGCCACCATCGCGCGCAGCGGCAGCATGAAGCTCTGGCGGCTGAGCAGGACGAGCTCGTCATCCAGCGTGGTGCCGGTGGAGATCTGCGCGGTGCCGTTGGCGACGGCCAGCGTCATGCCGCTGCCGGTGGAGAGCACCTCCCAGCGGGTGGCGTTGAGGCCGTCGCCGCCAAAATTGTCGCGGAAGCGCCGGCGCATGCTTTTCACCCGCAGCATGTCGTCGGCCCAGTCGTAGCCGCCTGGGATCATGGTGTGGCTCCTGTGCTGGGCTCGGCGCGCGGGCTGGCGGCACCGGTGGCGGCGATCTCGATGGCGGCGAGCTGGGCGGCGTCCTGGGCCGCACCCGACTTGGCGACGCGGCGCGGATCGCTGTCGAGCGAGAGGCCCGCCTCATCGAGCAGGGCATTGGCCTCGCGGATCATCTCGACCACCTGGCGGAAGTCGTAGCCGAAGGCGCCGACCGCCTCGGGCTGCGGCACGAAGCCGGCGCGGACCTGCGCGATCAGCGCGGTGGTGTCCTTCAGCGGGTCGATCATCTCGTGCGCCGGCGGGACGTGCGACAGGCCCTCGGGCACCTCGGCGCCCCAGAGCCCGAGCAGTGCCCCCTGGGCGTGGAAGCGATCCGCGATCGGCCGCACCAGCATCGGGATGAGCATCCCATACTGCACCTGCTCGCAGAGGCGACGGAACTCGATCTTGCCGGCGCGCAGCGAGGAGTAGTTCGCCTGGCTCAGATCGCCGGCGACCTGGTCATAGGTCAGGCCGGCGCCGACGGCGGAGGCTTCCAGCGCACGGCGGGCAAACGCGGCGTGGCTGCCGCCGCCGGACGGGTTCACCACCTCCACGCTGCCCATGCCGCGGCGATACAGGATCATGCCCGGCTCGAAGCTCTCGACCGTGCGGCCCTGCGCGTCACGCAGCAGGCCCGAGGCCGGGCCGGTCATGGCCTCGTCGCCGTCCTCGGAGACGACCGCGGCGAGGCAGGCCTCGATCTTGGCCTTCATGAGCAGCGCGGCCTCGTAGTCGCCGAGATCGCGCAGTCGGGTCAGCACCGGCGCCAGCCAGGATACGTCGCGCAGCTGGCCGGGGCGGCGCTTGCGATAGATGTGCAGCACGTCGCGGGCGGGGACACGCTGGCTGCTGAGCCAGGTGGCACCGCCCGGCAGCACCCAGGATGCGCCGGGATGCACGCGGTGCAGCCAATAGCCGACCGGCTCACCGGCCTCGCCGAGCCCGATCCCATGGAGGGTGGGGACGCCCTCGATGACGCCCTGCCGCGCCGTGTCGAGGTGATCGCTCTCCAGCACCTGGAGCCGCAGGCCGATCGGATTGGCGGGCGTGATGTCGGCCGGCAGCAGGCGGACGAAGCATTCGCCGCTCTCGACAACCGCCCGCATCACCAGCGCCTGGAGGCCATAGAGGTCGAGCC